TGCCCTGCGCGTCGAGGTAGCCGGGGTCACCGAAGTTCTCCACCTCAGCGTATTTTTTGGGTTTGTCGGCGCGGTAACTGTGGGCGGCGGCGTCCAGCGCGTCGGCCAGCCCCGCGTCCAAACGGCGCAGCTCCACCAGCTGCCCCTCCGACAGGGCGGCGGCGGCCTCGACCGCATCCCCGATCGCCACCTGGGTAGCCGAATTCGCGCCATAATTAACGACGCTCACATCTCCATGATGCAGCGACACCTCGGTGATGGTGCGCGCCGTGTACGAGGAATCCCACAGCTGGTCTTTCACCCGGAACCCGAAGCTCATTTCGTCCATGTTGGAGCGGCCGTTGGCCTGCGGTTTCAGCTTCGGGATCAACCTTTGCACATCGGGGTCGGCCGGATCCAGCAGGGCGCGGATCTTCAGCCCGGTGCGGTCACGAGCCAGAAACAGGGTGTCGGTGGTGGTGCGGGCCAGCGCCATCCCCTCATGGTTGACCAGCAGCATCACGTCGGGTTTGCTGGCCAGGGTGACGTCGAACGCGCCGCGCTGCAACTGCTCAGTCCAGCCGCCTTTGTCGGGGCCGCCGTACACGTCGTAGGGGTCGAAGGTGGCGGCGTAGCCTTCCAGCACGATCCGGCCGTCTCTGTCTTGGCGGTATTCGAACGGGCACGCCGCCCTCGTTTCGGGGACGTTGAGCAGGTTAACGCGGTTAGCGACGGTGGTCATGGTGTTGCTCCTACGGGGGATCCGTTGGTTGACGGGGTTTGGGGGCGCCCACCGAACCCGGGCTCAGAATCCGGGGGTTTCTCCCCGGGCGGGCCTTTCGCGGCCAGGGCGGCGGTTTTCGCGGGATCGAACCCGGTCGGCGCCATGTTCACCGGCTGCAGGAAGGTGTCGAGGCCGGCCGCGGGTTCCATTTCCTCTTTGGCGCGGACTTCGTTGCGGTTGATGAACCCGGCCTGGATCGCGGTCTGGTACGCCTTGTAGCGGCTGTCGATGTCACCCTTGAGCAGCGCGTCGAAATCGAAGCTGATGTACTGGCCGCGGGGCAGCAGATCCGAGATGGCCGACTCAATACAACTCGTCCAGGCCCTAAACGTGTAGGTGATCGCCCCCTGGGTGAGCTGCTGGATGCCGGTCCCCCACGCGGTAGTGGCCTTGGTGTCACCCAGCAGCACCGGCGGCACACCGAACATGATGCAAATATCAGTGCGCTGAAATTCCCGGGTCTCCAAGAACTGGGATTCGTCTGGGCTGATGGACAGGTTCTGCCATTTGAAGCCGCCAGTCAACACCGCGGGCAGCCGCCGCCCGCCGTGGGAGGCGATCCAGTTCTGCTGCTGACGCTCCACGGCATCGGTATCCAGGTTCTGCTCAGTCATCAACAAACCACTCGGGCTGGCGCTTTCTTTAAACCACCGATAGCCGTACTCCTCGGCCGACAGGGACAGTCCGATGGCGACGGCGGCCTGCCGGATCGGGGACAGTCCCCACGGTTCGCCGGGCATGGTGAACCGGCGGATATGGCACATGTCGTTTTTGTTGACGGGTTCGCCCATGACCCGGTAGATCGGGTCGAACCACGCCAAAATATCGGGGCGGCGCTCCAAAAACACGATGTCCGGGTGCATCGGCATCAGCGCCGTCGGCGTGCCCGCGGCGTCGCGGCTGGTGATCAGATGATACGAGTTGCCGCGCAGGGCGAGGCCCGCGATCACCATCCACTTCCACTGGTACAGGTTGAAGCCGGGGAAGGGTTGGCGGATGATCGCGGGCTGCGGGTTCAGCTCGACCGGGACACCGTTTTTGTCTTTGCGGTACGCCTTCCACGGCAAGCTGGCGATGGTGTCGGCCAGCAGCCGGACGCAGCCGTAGACGGTCATGTTGCACATGGCGCGGTGTACACCGACGAAGTCGTCGATCACCCCGATCTGCGGTGGGGGGACGAACGCTGAGCTGGTGAGGGCGCGTTCCTCGAGCCCGGCGGGTGGTGTGCGGGTGGCGGAGAGTAGTCGGGCGAGGATACTCATGGGCGGTCCATCCCGATGCCGAGCAGGATCAGGGCGGCGCCGGCGACGATCAGCCCGACCGCGGGCAGGATCAGCCAGCAGCCGAGGGCCAGGGTGGTGATCCCGGCCAGCTCCAGCAGGGTGGATACCCAGGCGGCGGGCCGCGTCGCCGCCGGCGCCGGGAAGGTTGGGGCGGCGGGCGGCGACGGCGCGGCCGCGGCCTTGGCGGGTTTGGCGCCGAACAACAGCCCGGGGTCGTCGGCGGGGAAACCGCCGCCGCTGTAGAGCCGTTCGGATCCCAGCCGGGCCCCGATCGGTGTCACGTTGGGGTCATCAGCCATGCCCGCTCCACCTCATCACCCGCCCGCACTGTTTGTTGTTCCCACCCTTGCAGTACTGTCTCGTCCGGCCACACGTGACACACCGGGTCCTTGACATCGGGGGTATAGTTCGCCAGCCACACCGCGGCGGCCACCGCGACCAGCGGGGCCACATCGACCGGGGAGTTGCGCCGGTCGAACACCCAGGCGTCGCCGGCCGCGCGGGCCACCCCCGAGGCGGCGGCCCGGTCCAGCAGCGGCGCCGGGCGGTGAAAAATGGTGTGCTCACAAATCCCGTCGTACAACAATCCGCAGGCGGCCTGCAGCTCGAGCCCGGCCGGCAACGGGGTGACGGTTAATCCGGCGGCCATCATTTCGGGGATCATCCCGGACACCGGCGCCCCGGTGCGCTGCACCGCGATCCCCGCGAACAGCCCTTTGCGTTGCGGGGCGGCCAGCCAGTCGATCACCCAGTCGGTACCCGCCCCCGACGCCACCACCTCCACATGCGTGCCGCCGTCCTCGCGGGCGGCGGCCACCGCCACATACGACGACCCCCGCGAATAATTCACATCCACCCCAACAAACACCTGCGCGCCCGCGGCCCGGCACGAGTCCGCATCCAAGGTGGCGGTCCAGTGCTCCACCGGCATGATCCCCGGCTCCAACGCATCCACCCGCTGACACAGATGCTCAGTCTGAAACCCCGGCAAATTGCGGTACTGCTGCGCCTCCAAATACCCCCGCAAATCCGACAACCCGAACATGCCCGGATTACCCATCGCCGGATTCGCCAAATACCACAACCCCTCATCGCGGGGATCCTCATCGATCGGCACCGACCACTCAAACAACCCGACCTCGCTGTCGTCGGTGTCGCCGGTCTGGATGCGGCGCCGCGCCCCCTCCGACAGCGTCGACAACACCACCGACTTCTTATCCCCCGCATTCGAACAGCACACGATCTGCGGATACGGCCGGGCCGTCGTCGTCGCCACGATCGCCTCCCAGGCATCGAAATTCTGGTGCTCCCGGAGCTCATCCAGCAGCACCAAATCCACCGCCCAGCCCCGCCCGGCCCGCCGATTCGCCGCCACCACCCGCCACTGCCGCTCATTAGTCAACTCGATACGGTTCGACCCGTTATCCAGCCGATGCCGCCGAAACTCCCCCACCAGCCGACGGCTCCGGCGAATATCGGCGGCCACCTCCTTGAGCATCGTCTCCGCGTACGGCAAGTTCTGGCACGCCAACACCGCCAACCGCGCACCCGGGCAATCCGGCGTCGACCGGCCGAACTCGTCAGCGAACAACCGCCACAACGCCAACCCCTTCAACCAGCGGCTCTTCCCGTTCTGCCGGGCAATCAACACCAGCAGAAACTTGAACCGGAACCCGCTACGGTCGAAATCCTTCTCCAGCGCATGCACATACAGCCACCGCTGCCAGGGCAGCAGCCGCCACCCCAGGCAGCGCTCCAAAAATTCGATGCAGTCATAACCCCAGGTCCACTGCCGGCACAGCCAGCCGTCCGGGCCGGTGCGGCCGGCGATCGGCGGGGTGAACACCCGCGGCGTCACCGACCCCACCACCGTGATCTGCGGTGACACCGTAGTCATCGGGCGAACCGTTTCCGGTAGGCCGCCAACTCGTCGTCATCCTCGCCGAGCTCGGTGTCCCCGATCGGCGGCACCGCCCCGATGTCGGCGTCGAACCCGAACAGCTTCGCCTGCTGCGCCAACACGCGGCGCGCCACCTCAACAACCTTCGGATCCCCACCCATCGCCGCCGGCCACACCGCGCCCAGCAACTCCTCCAACCGGCCCGCATACTGTGCCCGCGTCGTCATAACCCTAGATTATGACCGCGACACGCCGAACCGAATGTCCTTGACACGCTTAGAACACCTACATTGCGCCCGATCCGGGCCGATCCGGGGCGATAATGGGCTGATTATGCGGGCAACGATCTGCATCCCCTGGCGGCCCAGCCCATCCCAGATCGCGGCGTTCAACCGCGTCCAAACCTTCTGGGACCAGTACTTCCCCGGCTGGCCGGTCATCACCGCCGACTCCGACACCAACATCTTCTCCCTGTGCAAGGTGAAGGTGTGAGCGTCAAAAAATGCTCGGCATGCCACGAGATTAAGCCCGTTGGCGAGTTCACCCGTGGTGTCTGTAAGCCATGTGTCTCCGCTCGGATTCGCAAGTGGTACGAGGAGCATCCAGAAGCTCTGGCGAGGAACCGCCAGCAGAGCAGGCAATGGCAGGTTGATAACGCTGAACGGTGTCAAGAACTTCGTAGGGCGCACAAGCTCAAGAACAACTTCGGAATCACGGTGGCGGAATACGACGAGATCCTTGATCGACAAGACGGCGTGTGCGCGATCTGCGGAAAGGTGTGTGCAACAGGCAATCGACTGGCTGTTGACCACAACCACGAAACTGGCAAGATCAGAGGACTGCTGTGCAGGAGCTGCAACCAGGCTCTCGGCGCGTTTCTTGATGATCCCGATCTGTTGATGGCTGCTGTTGCATATCTCCTGCAGGATCACCAATGAAGCCGAAGGCGACTATCGTTATTCCGTGGCGTCCTAGTCCCTCGCGCCTAGCTGCCTACACAAGGGTGCGCGAGTTTTGGGATCGCTATTTCCCGCGGTGGCCGGTGATTACCGCCGATTCCGAGACTGAAATCTTTTCGCTGAGCCAAGCCAGAAACGCTGGGGTGAAACTAGCGCAAACAGACGTTGTCATCATCGCCGACGCCGACACCCTCATCGACCCCGCGAACATCCTCACCGCCGTCGCTGACCCCGCCGGAGTCTGGTGGCCCTTCGAGCACTACCGCATCTATGGCCCCGAACACCTGACCACCCCACTGGAAAACCTCGCCGACACACCCCACTTGAACACCTGGGACGGCGACGGCATCGCCGGCGTCGGCGGCGCCATCGTCACCACCCGACAGGAATACTGGCGCCTCGGCGGCCAACCCCCAGAATTCGTCGGGTGGGGCTGGGAAGATGTCGCGTTCACCCTCATCGCCAGAACATTATCGCAGGTCAGACGCCTACCAGGGTGTGTCTACGCCTTCGAACACAACACCGGCGGATACCTCGGCGGCCGAGCCGACACCCCGGGCTGGGACCGCGACATCAGCCGCAACCAGCCACTACTGGGCTATTACCGGTGCGGCGACGGCCGCCCCTGGCTCATGCGAGAACTCATCAAGCAACGGACAACGACGTCGCCGTCCCCGTCACCGCCACCGAATTCGACCCCGGCCGCACCTGATTCACCGCATCCAACCACACCCGCAGCTGCACCAATGTCGCCGGCAACGTCAACGCCGCAGGCGACACCGCCAATGACGCAGGAGCATCTTTCTCAGCCATAAACCCACATACTAAACCCATGACCAACGAGATCCAGCGCTTCGACATCCTCGGAAACCCGGGTAGCGGCACCTTCACTCTCGCCTACAAGGGCGAAATCACCACCGATCTGCCCCATCATCCCGCGGCCGGCGCCGTCCAAACCGCCCTCGAGGCCCTGATCGCCATCGGCGCCGGGAACATCGTCGTCACCAAAGACGGCAACTGGGGATACGTCCTGGCCTTCACCAGCAGCCTGGCCAACCAGCAACTCCCCGAAATCGTCGCCGACGACTCCCAGCTCGGCGGCGGCGCCACCATCCAAGTCGCCACCGTCGTCGACGGCGGCCCCGACACCACCGGCGGCGGATCCACCCTGCAAACCCCCTGCACCCTCGCCGACCTGCTGATCTTCACCCGCAACATCGTCCCCGCCACCCCCGGCAACCACCACAACATCCCCGTGACCAGCACCGATACCACCATCACCGTCAGCCCGCAATAGCAGTTCGCCGCGCTGTCACCTTCAGGGTCCACAATCTGGCTGGTGACGAAGATCAACTTCCAGCTCGGCGGCACCCTGTGCCTGGTAACCGAGGAAGGGCACAGCCTCGTCACAATCCGGTATGACAACTTCAGCATCACAGCCAGAGGAGAGAACATGGCCTACACGCTGCCGGTGGGCAAGCAAGTCGAGGTCCAGGTCGCTTACATGGACGCCAACGGAAACCCGGCCACCGTGGACGGGATCGTGGCGTGGGATTCCAGTGACCCCAGCATCGTCGATGTCCTGGTCGACGACAATGACACCACACTGGCCACCGTGCGCGCACAGGGCGCCCTCGGCCTCGCCCAGGTCAGCGCCACCGCAGACGCCGACCTCGGCCAGGGTGTACGAACGCTGGTGACGACGATGGACGTGACCTGCGTGGCCGGCGAGGCCGTGGCGGGCACCATCACCCCTGTCGGCGAGCCAGTGGACATCCCCGTTATTTGACACACCCCGGCTTATTGACGCCCAGGGCCTATTTGACACCGCAGCTATTAGACGCCGCTGACAACTGGGCACAACCCGCCACAGCGGTTAGCTAGACGCCAAAAGCCATGTTTGCTGAAATCGCCTAAACCCGCATTTTCGCAGGTCAGAGCTGATCTTGTTGAATAGTGTAGCAACCAGCAATAACGTTCTGACCTGCGGTTTTAGTTCCCACAGCGACGTGTTTTCTTTCGTAAAGAGAGAGATTTGGCGAC